ACCAAATCCTGCTAGTCTTCCGCCTATACCGCCTAATTGTTGGCCGTATCCTGCCAAAGCAGATCCGGTTCCTCTTGCTAAGTCTCCTCTTGCTTGACCTAAACCTAACATGTCTCCAGCGTAGCCACGTCTTGCACCCATTAGGGTTTGACCGTATCCAGCTTCTCTTTCTCCAGCTCTTTCTAAGGCACCTCTGCCAAACTGAGATTCTCTCATCGCTGTTTCTAGGGCTTGTTGAGATAGTCCTGCTAAATCAGATCCAATAGCTCTTTCTGCTCCAGCTGCTCCAAATCTAGCCTGTTGTTCTTGAGCGCCTCTTTCTGCAGCCATAGTTCCTAGCTTACCAATCTGTCCAGCTAATAATTGACTGCCGCCTAGTTGACCTGCTCCAAACCTATCAAGACCGGCTCCTAGTTGCTGGCCTAATCCCGCAAGTGTTCCGCCAGATCTTTCTAGCGCTGACTGTTGTCTGCCAAATTCACCTAAGGCTGCTTGTTGCGCTCTTTGAAATCCACCAGATCTAATATTTGCCAAAGCCTCTCCAAGACCTCTACCCAAAGCAGATTGCCTTTCTCCTGCGCTTAGTCTTGCTCTAGAGCCAAAAGCTGATTGACCACCAGTTTGTATATCTCTAGCTCTTGCGGCTATATCTTCTTTAGCGCCGCCTTTCATTACATCTTCAATTGTTTGTTGAACGACTTGTTGTTCAAACGGATCGTAGAATCTTGCAGTATCTCTAGGGTCAAAAGTAGATCTTCCTGTTTCTCTGGCTATCATTCTAGCCTCTTCAGCGCCACCTCTTAATTCTCTTAAACCTGCTCGTCTTGCTGCCTCTTCTTGACCAACGCCTCTTTGAAGCTCACGTAAAGCTTGAGATCCTAACATCTGCTCTCTAGCTGCGCCGCCCATCAAAGACTCTAACCCTCTGCCTGTTTGCTCTCTAGCAGATTGAATAAATGGTTGCATTACCTGAGAAGGTAAGCCGTAGGCTGCAGCAGCTCTTGGATCAAATCCTTCTAACGCTGCTCTTTGAAACTCTCTTGCTGAAGGTCCTCTTTGACCAAGGCTACCAATTAAATCCCCCAATCCTGCGCCATACTGTTGCTCTGCTTGAGAAAAGTAAGGTTGTTGTATTTCTCCGCCTCTTCTAGTTGCTTCTATAGCTTCGTTTAATAAACCTCTTTCTTGTCCAACTAAACCCATCCCACCCAAAAGAGCTTGCTCTTGAGCTTGTAAATATGGTTCATATCCACCAATACCGCCGTAAGCTCTTTGCATAGCTGCCTGCTCTAACGGAGAAAGACCAGCCGTTTTTCTCATCGTTGGCCCTAAATCTAAATATTTTTGAGCCGCTCTTCTTGAACCAGCAATAAGTCCTTCATAATCTGGAGAACCAAAATAAAGTTCTCTTACAAAAGGATCAGATATTACATCCGTTCTTCTTATATCTGCTAATACTGGATTAATTGGATCTGCCATTATATTGCCTCAAAAATATCCATCAGTTGACGCATGTTTTCTACGCCTTTTTTTCTAGAAGGGCTACCGCCTTTTATAAGCTCTATTCCTGATTTTGTTTTATTTACATCAAAAGCGCCAGCACCTCTGGTAGCTTTTGCAGTCATAACGTATTCGCCGTCGCTTAACATCGCAGGTATATCATCTGAAGTACCTGTACCTGGACCTGCTGATTCGCCACCTTCTCTCATATCTAATTCAGCAACTCCGCCTACGTTAAAATATTGTCGATATACTGGACCGCCCATATTAAATTCTAAAGCTTTTTGAGCCTCTGGAAGGCCAAACTCGCCTCTAGTTCCGCCTGTTCCTAATTCTTTTGATAATTGGTATCTGCCAAGAGCATCCATCGTTACAGCTGGAGTTTCAGCTAATCCACCCATTCTTTCTTTAGCCGAGTCATAGGTTATTTTGCCAAGCAATCCAGCGAGTGCGGCTGCGCCCATATTTCCGTCAAATATTCCTTTAGAGTCTCCGCCGCCAATAAGGCTTGCAATTCCTTCTTGAGTTTTTCCTCCAATTCCTTTTAAGAAATCTTCAATTAAGCCTATTTTGCTTTGTCCTTGACCCGTTGTTGGATTGTAGTCTGCTACTGATCCCTGGTTTTCACCCAAAATGTTTGATAAGAATCCACTTCCAGGAATTTTTAATTTTGCTCCTGCTTGAATCATATCAGGATTAGTAATTCCATTAGCTTCCATTAGAGCCTCTACAGTAGTTCCGCTTTTTCTAGCTATTTCGGTTAAGTTATCTCCAGGTTGTATTTCGTATTCTGTTCCTTGACCAGTACCAAATACATTACCAAATACCCCTACACCATCTTTACCAGGCATAACATATTCATATCCTTTACCAAATCCTTTAGCAATGTTTCCAAAAAGATTTGTGTTATCAGTACCTTTAAATAGAAATTCTCCTACCCTATCTTTTAAACCGCCAATACCTTTACCTAAATTACCTAATAAACCAACACCGTCTGAGCCTTTAGTAACAAACTCTTTTATATTTCCAAAAATATTTCCTTTTCCAGCAGTTCCTGCTTTTCCGCCTGCAAATGCGCCAATAACCGTACCAAGATCACCTTTGCCTCTAGCTAAATCTACAACAGCCTTACCTCTGTTATACATAATTGCAGGCCCTTGCCAAGGACCAGGAATAACAGCGGCTACTGGAGCTAGCTTTTTAACTACTTTTTTAACTTGTTTAAATTTTTTCTTAAGCCATCCAAACTCTGGTAATCCTGTAATAGGATTAATAGACATACCGCCGCCAACTGTATATTCATCTGGAGATAGGCCTGCAGCCCTCATCTCGGCCTCTATACGCTCTCTTGTTTCTGTGGAGATAATAGGTGGTACGACCATTTCGCCTTGGGCGACGTGAGCCATATATTGGTCTTCATCCCTACCTAATCTTGCTAAACCTTGTCCGCTATTGTCTATTTTATTCATCATACTATTGTAACCTTAATTTTCTTCGCTGTTAATTGATTCTTCTTCAGAATAAAGCCAAAAAACCAATAAATATCTATCGCCTTCCTCAACTGCTAAACCTCGATGTAGGTGAGTATAGCTAGGAAATATTAGACCGTTACCTGTCGGTAAAGGCTCTATGATTCCCCTGTTTAAAAATTCTGTTCCGCCGCCTTTGTAATCGCCTGTATTTAAGGGTACTACAATACTAACATCTGAACTGGCGTCGTGGTGCCAAGCACCTTGTTTTTTATCCTTTAAATTGTAGTTTGCTATTTGTATATTTCCGCCTGTAACGTGGCGATTCCATATTGTTAATAAAATTGGGTTAATAACAGATTGAACTACATGCAATAAAGAATTATATAATTCTGGGCATTTTTCACTTAAAACTATTTCTGGTATTTGCCTTAACTCATCTTCGTCTGGGTTTGGAGTAAATGCAAAATGTTTTTGCATATTATCAATTTCATCTAATAATATTTGACAGAACTTTTCTGAAAACAAAGGAACGGTATAAACGTCTTTTAAAGGCTCTGATATTACGCTTTTTAAAAGATTTTCTTTTGGTTCTTTTAAGCCTCCCCCCCTATAAAAATCTACAATATTTGGAATAGATTTTTTAGCTTTTTCTAAGGTTTCTTTTATTAAAAACCAATCGGATGGATATGCGAGCAATAGGTTTTTAAGCTCGTATTTTTCTTCTTCTAAATATATTTTTTCTGCTAGCATGTTGTTCCATATGTTAAGGCGTTGAAACTGTTACGCTTCCTAACGCTGATGTAGCAGAAACTCCTGTTAAGTAAGTGCGATGGCTCGTTAAATCAATAAACTCAGTCCCGTCAAATACTTGTAGCGTTTCTGTTGTTGTATTAAATATTAGCGTGCCTTGATTAAAATTCAAAGAATCACGTTCAGTAGTCGATAATTGTATCGTATTATCCGGATCTACTGATCCTAAGTTTATCTCTAAAATTCTTATAAGTCTATTAAAAACGTCTACTGATACGTATTGTCCTGAAGCTACAGGTAGTTGAGTTTGTAGTAATTTGCTCATCTTCTGCCGTCAGTTTTAATATCTATTCTAGTAGCCCCCAATCTCCAACCAATACCTAAATTACCGTTGTTATCGGCGTCATCATTTGATTCAATACGTAAAACTAATTGTCTTGCTCTTCCTCTAACGTATGCTTGTTGAGTTGTTTGACTAATAGCGCTTGTAGAGCTTGTTGTTAAAGAGTCGCCAGGAAAGTTCCTGGTTTTAACAACTATATTTACTGAGCAATCGTTTTGGTTTTCTATAAATTTAAAGTCTGGAATAATTCTTCTTATAAATGAAAACTGCTCACCCTCTCCTATATCAAAGTCTGAGCTTTCTATAAATACGTTAGTCATCGGCGATCCGTCTGCGTCAAATCCTGTTTCTTGTTCGTATAAATAACCGCCGCTTACTGCTCTTGGGAAGTTTTCAATACCAGCATCTAGCCAAGCGGTTCTACTTAGCTGTCCATACGTCCAGATGTTTTCCATATAGTTATAGATAACATATCTGTCTATTTCATTACTGTTAGCAGAACAATAGAACCAACCTACTTCGTTTTTATCAGCAATAGTAAAGGCATTTACTTTAAATGATTGTACTAGGTTGATATCGCCAAATACGTAATTATGAACGCTACAAGGCAAGGTTTGAACGCTACCGTTATAGCTATAAAAATTGTTATAGCCCATCCAGAAAATAGATGAAGGAGCTGTTACCGCAGCCTTAGGGCCAACTAATCCTGTTCCTTCGTTTACTAGGTTTACTGCAAAAGTAAAAGGAGGACCAACAAACTGCATACTATATACAGCAGTATCTGTCCAAACAATAATTTCTTGCCTGGATTTAACGGCTCCAATAATAGCAGATCCAGAGGATAGCCTTAAAGAACCAGCTGTATTCGTTATTAAAGGCTCAAACTCTAAGTTATTTTCTTGATCAGAAAAAGCAATTAGCATCGGATCTACTGTACCGGTTCTAGCTGTACCTGCATCGTTTATAGGATCTGCGCCCAGTACAATTAAATGCCTGTCTTTTTCAGAAGTAATAACTTGCAATCCTACTGTTGGAACTAAATTAGCTCCTGATATGCTAGACATATCTACAGCTCTTACGGCTGTACCGTTATTTTCTGTCCATTGGTAAATACCACCGCCTCTAACATTTATTATTAAATTTTCGCCGAAATGATCATGCGTCCAAAGTCTTAACTGGTTTGTTACTGTTAAGGATGATGCGGAGCCAAAAGATCCTTCGCCCCAGCCGTTTACACCCCAACCGGTTCCTGGAACATATACATCCAAGCCTACATTTATTTGATAGGCTCCTATTGTACTTGAGCCGCCATTTCCGGTATCACTTGCGTTAGCTGTTACAGTATTTCCGCTAGTATCTTTAGCTATTATTTTATATGAGTTGGTATTTACTATAGTATCTATTTGATATTCTTGGTTTAAAACTTCAGCAGTAATATTTCCACCCAAGCTTACAGCGTCTGTAAATGTAACAAAATCATTTTTTACAGATCCATTCCCTGTATCAGTTACTGTAATGGTTGAAGAACCGTTTGTTGCAGAAAAAGTTACATCTCCTGCAGCTGTTGTAGATCTTATTGGAGTAATATCGTTAAAATTAGAGCCCTCTTCTATATAGTATTTCCAAGTAGTACCAAGGCCTAAGTATTTGGTTCCTTCTATTGACACCCAGGGATGTAAGGCTCTACAGGTGCCAAGAAAGCTATTAGGAGTATTTTTGGTCCATCCTCCAAATTTTTCTGGTAATCCTTTTCTAAAACGAACGAGATTGACGTCAAACCAACCGCCCTCGTTACTATAATCGGTACCTTCTCTGTTGATACCTGGGTTAAATACTGCTTTCTGTAAGGTCATTTAAAGGCTCTAATTCTGGTATTTTGTTTATCGTTAATAAAGTTTTAATTAAAGACTCTTTTGAGTCAATCTTTTTTAAATTATTTGCTGTCTTTGCATACTCTGTTTGATTTCCATCTTCTGTAAACGGAATAAAGAAAACCTTATCAATAGGCAAAGCAACCAAGCAAAACATATCTATTTGCCCGTTTCCATATCTTACCATTTTATTTTGCCGAATGTTATCTTGAGTTCGCTTGCTGGTTCGTATTTCCCAGCGATAATAATCTTGTCCTCTGCGTTTATAAACGCTGTTGGTAGTCTTTACTTGTACTTTATATAGTTGTCCTTGATGATCTAAAATTAAATCTGAACGATGACCTGCTGGAGCTAAAATAACAGAGTCGCAATATCTCATCAAGTATGACGCTGCTAAATATTCACCTGCTAACGCAATACGCGTTGTAGCATGTGGCATTTTATCTCCTTATATTTTTCCCCACTCTTTACCTTCAAATAGCAGGGATTCTGCGTTTCTTCTTCTAACCAGTCCTTCTAAAACTTTGCCATCTACTTTATTCCATCTTTGTATCTGAGCCGGAACATCTTCGTATTTTTTATTGTTTAAAACTTTTAAAAGAGTAGATTTTTTTAAATTATCTGGCCCAAGGTTAAAAACCCAAGAAACCAAAGCATCAAATTGATTTTGGTTTAAATCTACTTTTACTAAATCTTTTACGTAATTTTCGTATTCTTTTATTTCTTCTGATAGAAGTTTTTCGGCATTTTCTTTTGTAATAGTATCGCCTTCTTGAACATTTTTAGTTGAACCGTATCCATAGGTCCATACTGAAGCGGCGCATTGATACGCCTCTAGACTGCAGCCCTCAAATTTTTTGATTAGGCACAGTCCTTCTTGGGATATTTTCATATCACTCTTTTTTGTCGTCGGTATTAGACGCTCCAAAATAGAACGAAATAATTGCACTAGCCAATCCACCTAAGTATCCTAATACTAAATTTATTAAACCTTCCGAAGTCTGATCCGGAGGTTGTATTGTTACCATAAATATATATCCTAAAAATCCAGCAATAGTTCCTATACCTATTATTCTAGCAGTCCAGTCTTTTGAAAAATACCTTCTTGCGCTTTGCTTTTCTTTAGCCTCTAAAGCAAAGATATCAACTTCAAGCTCTTTCATTTTTAATTCAAAATCTTTTTCAGCTTTTTTTAACTCCATCATTTGCTCAGATGTAGCGTTATAAATTGCTGTTTCTATTGATTTTGGATTATTAGGAACTCCTAAGGCCTCAGATATAACACTTGCTGCCATTCCCCCCATAGGTCCGCCTAGAGCTGTACCAAGAGTAGGGGCTACTGCACCAACTATTTCTTTTAGAATTTTTTTAAACTTCATAACATGACTGATATTAAGGCTATAGCTAAAGCGCCTATAAAGCCAAAAATACCAAAGGTTGTCATTTTTATTGTATTGTTAATTGAGGATATTTCGCTTTTTATATCTGCAAATTCGTTAAATGCTGTCTTCCAACGCTCAGAGCATTGGGTTTCATGTTTGGCAAGATCTGCCGCTACGGTTACGGCTGTGGCTTTAGTACCTGGCATTTTAAAATTTTACATATTAAGTTGATTAGTTTACCCCTCAATTGTATCTTCAAGAGCAACTATGTCAATAATATATTAAAAAAGCTTAAAATTTTAATTTAAAACGCTAAAACCTCTTCAGAGCTTTTTCTTGAAGAGAAAAATTAAAAGAGGTTCTAGGATATTAACTTATGCAAGATAATTGATTCTGAGACGTCTCAGAGGCATGTTTTTTTAAGATTTTTAAAAAATTTAACTATTCGCCAACTTTACCTATATTAATAGCTAGTAAATTTATAAATTTATAAAAATTGGCTAACCATTCGTTATCTTTTGGCGTAGATGTTGTTGCTGCTACAATTGAAGCAATCGTCACGATTGCAGTTATCCAATTTACTATTTCTACTATATTATCCATTATCACTTTCCTCCTCAGTTGGTGTAGTTTCTACGGACTCTTCTGGCTCAGCAAATTCTTTTAATTGCTCAACCACTTCTTTTCTTAAAATGGCAACAAATTCTAAATCGTTACCCTCCCAAGTGCCTCTTTTGGCAGCTACATCAATAAGTTGTAGCATTCCTAATAAAAATTGTTTCTTCTCCATTTTAGTTCTCCTTTTTAATAATTAAATTATATACTAAGAATTATTAGATATATATGTTTGGCCGGTAGAAATTGCATCTGTATAAGGCGTTTTATCATCCGGACTTCCTACTATATCAGGTGTATCATCATCTTCGTCTTCAGGCTCATACGCTAAAATAATTTCTAAATGATCTACGTTTCTTTGTACGACCTCGTTGATTCCAGCTTGATCTAGGTCTGCAACTGTAGGCTCGGCTGAAGCATCTGTATTAATACTATTAATAAGATTTACGCTGTCCATTGCATTAGTTAAACATTCACTTACTGTTAGTGCCATATTATTCTCCTTTTAAAGTTTGTATTTCGGCTTTTAATTCATCTACTTGTGATGAAAGCTCTTGAATTGATTTAATTAAAGCAGGAACAAAAGTAGCATATTCTAATGATTGTTTAGTTGTATTTTCATCTTCATCCCAACCACTAAAACTTACACCCAGCTTGTCCATTGTTTGTTTTACTTCTTGAGCAATTAAACCATCAACAACTTCATCTGGATTAGATAAATCGTTTTTGTTTTTGTCTAAAAATTCTTCTGGGTAATCTTTAGGTGCAACTCTTTTATATTTTCTAGGCTTAAGCTCTTTAATAAACTCAAGACCTAAATCAGAATCTTCTATTTCTCTTTTAATTCTTTCATCTGAATAAGTTGAAAAAGCAACTTGTCCTTTAATAGCAGAAACACTTGTATTACCAATAAATACGTTATTAGAAGAAGTAACAGAAATGTTATATCCCAAAGATGTTGCATTTGCTATAGTTGCACTAGCATCTGCTCTATTACCAATACATGTGTTTTGAAATCCTGTTGTTACAGTATCTCCAGAATCGTAACCAACAAAAGTATTGTCATCACCTGTTGTTACCTGATCACCAGACTGAAAACCAATAAAAACATTAGCTTCAGATGAGGTTGCTCTAGTACCAGCATTACTTCCAATCATAATATTATCAGAGCCAGTAAAAGTGCTAGTATCCGCAGCTAAATCACCTATAACAATATTATCATCACCAGTAGCAAAACGACCAGCTTCATTACCTATTCCTATATTTCGATTGCCTGAGGCATTTCTCAGAGCTTCACAACCAACAGCTACACAGTCTGTTGTATCAACACCAGAGCTTTGTAGTGCAACAGACCCAACCGCAGTATTACTATGTCCTGTAGTTACAGCCGCCAGAGAAAGATAACCAACTCCTGTATTATTATTTGCAGTTGTATTAGAATCTAAAGAACTAGAACCAACTGCTGTATTTCCAGTTCCTGTAGTGCTTAAATATAAGGCTCTATAACCAATTCCAGTATTATTATCAGCATCAGATGATGTTAAAGCCTCACGACCAACCGCAGTATTTTGAGAGGCTGTTGTATTTGCATCTAATGATAATGCACCTATAGCAGTATTTGAAGTACCAGTTGTGTTTGAGCGTAGCGCAAGAAGACCAACCGCTGTATTATTATCAGCAGTAGTATTGGCTGCTAAAGCACCGTCACCCATAGCTACATTACTTGAACCAGTTGTATTTGCGCCAAGAGGACCAGCTAATCCAGAATATTCACAGCCTACTGCCGTGTTGTTAATCCCTGTTGTATTTGCATATAAGGCTTTATAACCTACAGCCGTTAATCTACTACCTGTAGTATTATCATGTGCTGCTTCTGAACCTATAGCAGTATTTGCACCTGCTGTTGTAGTGTTTGTAAGTGCTTTGAAACCTAATGCGGTATTATTATTTGCTGTTGTATTAGCATCAAGAGCATTTACACCAAGAGCTACATTATAACTACCAGTTGTATTTACAGCCATTGATGATTTACCAACTGCGGTATTTTCAGCTCCTGTGGTGTTAGCATCTAAAGAAGATTTACCAATCGCTGTATTGTTTGATGCAGTTGTATTGGCATCAAGAGCTGCATGACCTAAAGCAGTATTGTTAGCACCTGTAGTGTTTACTGCCATGGCACTGCTTCCTACTGCTGTATTTTGAGAAGCAGTTGTGTTTGCAGATAAACTCTGATAGCCGACTGCTGTATTTGTAGCACCTTCTGTATTTGCATCAAGCGACAAAGCTCCTACTGCTGTATTATTGTCTCCAGTTGTATTAGCAGTTAATGCTTTTCTACCTATTGCAGTTCCAGAAGTTCCTGTAGTATTAGCATTTAAAGTTGCATATCCAACACCAGTATTAAAATTATCTGTTGTTACTGTTGCTAATGATAAAGCACCAACAGCGACACTTTCAGTTCCTTCGGTCAAAGCTGTCATAGCATTTGTACCTATAGCTACGTTACTGTCTCCAGAAGTTATACTGTCTAAAGCTGTATTACCTAAAGCTACGTTGTTTGTACCTGTTGGATAATTACCATCAAGTTTAATTGTTCCACCGTCTACTGAAACATTACCTGCAACTGTAAGACCATCTGTTACTGCTGTACCTGTTACGTCTATACCTGTTGAGGTTGTAGCTATTTTTAAA